GCTGTCCATCATGCAGTCAGCATGGCTCGGTGACTTGAACAACAGCATCATCCACCGCTCTGCCGTGGTCGCGCACCACTCTCAGGCTACTCGGCGCATCGAGATGGTGCAAGAGGACTACGAGTTCGTGATCGCCAACTACGATGGGTTGAACCTCATCGCTCAGGAAGTGATCGCTGACGGGCGGTTTGATCTCATCATCGTGGACGAGGCCAATGCCTACAAGAACATCACGACACGGCGGTGGAAAGCACTCAAGTCAATCCTGCGCCCTGAGACGCACCTGTGGATGATGACCGGCACACCTGCTTCGCAGTCGCCTGTGGATGCCTACGGCCTTGCCAAGCTGGTCAACCCTGACGGTGTGCCGCACTTCTTCACAGGCTGGCGCGACAAAGTGATGAACAAGCTCACCATGTACAAGTGGTCGGCAAAGCCAGAGGCACAGCAGTTAGTGCACGAGGCGCTTCAACCTGCGATACGGTTCACCAAAGCCCAGTGCTTGGACTTACCCCCTGTGCTGACAATGACTCGGGACGTGCCGCTGACCCCACAGCAAGCCAAGTATTACAACCTGCTCAAAGAGCGCTTGTTGGTGCAAGCTGGTGGCGAGACAATCACCGCAGTCAACGCGGCGGCAGCGGTCAGCAAGCTGCTTCAGATCAGTTGTGGTGCAGCCTACACCGAGGACAAGGAGATTGTGGAGTTCGACTCTGCACCAAGACTGAGCGTGCTTGAAGAAATCTTGGAAGAGACCAGCCGCAAGGTCATTATCTTTGCACTGTTTCGATCCATCATTGATACCGTCATCACGCACCTCACCAAAAAGGGGTACGCAACCGAGTGCATCCACGGCGACATCACCCCGCCCAAACGCGCTGACATCATCCGCAGGTTCCAGAACGAACCCACCCCCCGCGTACTCGTCATGCAACCGCAAGCTACCGCGCATGGGATTACCTTAACTGCTGCCGACACGGTGGTGTTCTACGGCCCGCTCATGAGCGTTGAGCAGTACGTTCAGTGTATTGCCCGCGCCGATCGTAAGGGGCAGGACTCCGACAAGGTGACGGTGGTGCACATCGAGGGTTCGCCCATCGAGAAGAAAATGTTCAAAGCCTTGGTCAACAAGGTGGACGACCACGCCCTGCTAACGCAGATGTTCGACACTGAAATTAAATCGTAAAAGGAGTTGTCAAAGATGGAAAACTAGTGTTAAACTGTCAAACGCTTTACAAAATTAACCCACAAAGGAGAAGCAAAACATGGATGAAGAAGCAATCCCGCTCGACAAACTCGCGCAGATCTACCGCAAGATTCGCGAGAAGATCGACACGCTGACCAAGGAGTACGACACGCAAGTGGAAGCGCTCAAGGCCCAGCAAGACGAAATCAAGTTTGCACTAAAAGATCAGATGAAGGCGATGGGCGTCAAGTCTATGCAAACTACGTACGGTACAGTCTCTTTGGTGACAAAGACTCGGTACTCCACCCAAGACTGGGATTCCTTTAAGCGGTTCATCATTGAACACGAAGTAGTTGACCTGTTGGAAAAGCGCATCGCGCAGACTAACATGGCGAACTTTCTTGAAGAAAACCCAACCCTTGTTCCCCCCGGTTTGAACTCAAACACTGAGTTTGACATCACTGTAAGAAAGCCAAGCAAATGAGTAACATCGCAATTTTCAACGGCGCAGCCGTCCCCGCATTCGCTCGTAACAACGAGTTGTCCGACACAGCCAAAGCCCTGATGGGTGGTGGCGCAGTCAATACGACCAAGCGCATCAGCATCAAGGGCGGCGTGTTCCGTCTGATGGCTGGCGGTAAGGAAGTGGCTAGCATCGAAGAGCGCCACCTCGACGTGGTTGTGGTCAAGGCTGCACCCAAAGTCAGCCGTATCTTCTACGCTGGCTCCTACGACAAGGACGCTGCTGCCGCACCTCCTGACTGCTGGAGCAATGACGGTGAGCGCCCAGACGCTAAAGCCGCCAACAAGCAAGCCGCGACCTGCATGAGCTGCCCTCAGAACGTAGCCGGTTCGGGTCAAGGTAACAGCCGTGCTTGCCGCTATCAACAGCGCTTGGCTGTGGTGCTGGCTAACGACCCAGAAGGTTCTGTGTTGCAACTGACCCTGCCCGCCACCTCGGTGTTCGGTAAGGAAGAAGGCGACAAGCGCCCACTGCAAGCGTTCGTTCGTTACTTGGCTGTGCAAAACCCCCCGATCAACCCCGAGCAGATCGTGACCCGCATGAAGTTCGACACCAAGGCTGAGTCGCCCAAGCTGCACTTCGCCCCTGTGCGTTGGCTGACTGAGGACGAGTACGCCGTGGTCAAGTCGCAAGCTGACTCCGAGGAAGCTGCCCAAGCGATCAACATGACTGCGGCTCAGGCTGACGGTGTGAAGCCCTTGGCACTCACTGGCACACGTCCTATGGGCGAGTTGATGAAAGAGGAAGAAGAGCGTGCGCCAGCGCCAGCACCCAAGGCTAAGAAAGCGCCAAAGGAGTATCCTGTGGCCGAGCCTGTGGAAGCTGAGGAAGCGGCTGAGCCGGAAGTGCGTAAGCCTGCGGCCAAGACCACCGCAGTTCCTGCGGCTAAAAGCAAGCTAGCCGACATTGTGTCGGACTGGGACGACGAGTAAAGTTTAAGGGCGGCGCAAGCCGCCCTATTCCACTATGGCCTACTCAGACAAACTAAAGAAACTGGTACGAGATGCACCGCGCACCCCGGGCAGTACGCTCGGGCGATGGGCCGTGCACTTGGAATTTCCTGTGACGAAACTTGCCTACGCCTTGGGCGTAACTCGCCAGACCATCTACAACTGGTTTGCCGGAGGCGAGGTCTTCGTCGCTTATCAACAACGCGTTGACCTGATGACTTCCATCATGGCAACATCCTCAACTGCAAAAGAAGCATGGATCAGAATATGCAAAGTCTACAACCTCAATTCCTCACCAACCAAGAACTCAAAAACTACGCCCACCTGATTGGTGCTGACAAGTTGCCCGCCAACTGGGTTACTGAAATTTTGCGCCGCACAGAAAAGAACTGGCTTGAAGAGAAACACGTAGACCCACGTCAACTAGAACTCGACTTCTCTTAATCCAACCCGAAGGTAACCTATGCAACCGCTTGAGTTTCTAGCGGAGGTTTTGCCGCCCCCGGGAAACGGTAAGTACTGCTTCGCAGAGCTTACTCGGAAAAAAGAGCACGTGTACGTAGACCAGCTTGAGGAAGCGTTGCCTAAGCTGGACTTGTGGAAGAAGAACGGTTACGACATTTACTTTGCACTTGGTACATTTGGCGAGGAAGCTACCCGCGTCAAGGACAACGTGCGCAACGTAAAGTGTCTGGCCGTTGATGTTGACTGCAATCACCCCGAGGATATTCCCGATCCTTCAACGGGTGTCATCTCTAAAAAAGCTTACGCGTCAGCCGAAGCTGCCGTCCACGCAATCATGCACTTTGCTGATGGGGTTGGGCTGTCCGATCTGGGCAACCCTTGGATGGTCGCGTCTGGTGGTGGCGTTCATGCCTACTGGCCGTTCAAAGACACGGTGGACATTGAAGAGTGGAAACCTGTGGCCGAGGCGTTCAAGCGCTTGTGCTTTCAAAAGAAGCTCGACATTGACCAGACTGTGACTGCGGATGCGTCCCGAGTCTTGCGCGTACCTGACACCGTGAACAACGGCGTGAAGGGCAAGAAGAAAGTTCGTGGACTGACCAAGGTCGTATTCCAAAATGAGGGCGACCACTTTGAGTTCGAGGACATCAAGGCGCTTGTCACCAAGCATCTGGTCGGCACAGCTTACGAAGTGAAAGCCCCGAGCGGCCCAACGCTCACCTTGCCGGGAGTGCGCCCAAGCGCAGAACCAACGGCGATCAAACTGTTCGAGAACAGCGTGACCAAGTTCGGAAAAATTTTCAAAGCTACCAAAGCTGGTCAAGGCTGCGAACAACTCCGATACTACGTTGAGAACGCGACCGAGGACGGCATGGAGCCGCTGTGGAGAGCGCACCTGAGCATTGCTCAGAAGTGTGAAGACGGTGAAAAGGCCGCGATCTGGCTGAGCAAGCTGCACCCCTATACTGAGGATAGGATGCGGCAAAAATTGGCTGAGATCAAAGGGCCGTACCCCTGCACCAAGTTCGACTCCGAGAATCCGGGCGTGTGTCCCAACTGCCCAAACTGGGGCAAGATTACCAACCCACTGGCGCTGGGCCGCGAAGTGGCGACCGTCACCGAACCTACAGTTATTGAGGTTCAAGTTGAAGACGGCGAAGCAGAACGCATCCTACGCCCCGAGCCGCCCAGAGGCTACGCCTACGGTCAGCGCGGTGGCATCTTCCAAGAGAAGGAAGACGTGGACGCCAACGGCAACAAGATGAAGCGCCAAGTCATGCTGCTGCCTTTTGATTTGTTCCCTGTGGACAT